GCGTGAAGAACCCGCTCGGGCCGGCGTCGCGCCACAGCTTCAGCGGCGTGCGCATGTGCACGCCCCAGGTCTGCATCCATCCCTTCATCCAGCGCGAGCGCTGGCGCAGCCACGCGCTGAAGCGCACCGGCGCTTCCTCGTAAGTGGTCGATGGAAACATCACGCAGCGGTGGCCGCGGCGCGCCAGCCGGAAGCCGAGATCGGCGTCCTGTGACGCGCAAGAACACGTGACACCGCCGGGATTAACCGGGATCGACCGGGAATTGTCGGTTAGTGCCCGTTTTATAAGGGCTTAGACGGAGTCGGCCAAACTCGGGCCGCCACCGGGGCGCGCAACTTCAAATGTCACCGCGCCGATCGCGCCCACGCAAAACACACCGGAAAATCGAGAGCGCCACTGCGAACCGGGATTCGCCAGCGGTCGTATTTGCGGGATCGTCCCAGTTCGGAATCCAGCAAAATAGGCAGCTTCTGCAATTGGGGAGACGCCGATCTGGGACGCAACTGGGATGCTGATCGCCTGGTCTAAAGCCGTTGCAGATGGCTCCGCCGCCACTCCCAAGGCAGTTCAAAATCGCCCTTCCATAGCCCTTCAAGGGCGCGTTTGGCCCGCTCCTGAGAGGCCGAATAGCGCCCTTCGCTGTACCTCGGCCAGTCCAGCGCCAGCCCGTGGCCGACCAGCCAATCCGCCAGATCGACGCCTGAGACGGTGCAGACCGCGACGACACGGTTGTACCGATCACGATCGACCTGAGCACATGACACCGGCCGACGATCGATGAAGTCCGACAGGCTGTTCGCCGCCACCGCGCCGCAACGGTACGGTTTCCCGGCCGCATCCCGGCACAACTGCCGGCTTTCGGGCGCGTCGATGCCGAAGAGCCGGATGCGCTGCCCATGAACCTCGATGGTATCACCGTCGATCACGGATGCCTGCCCGGCGATCTCCGCCCCCGCGAGCGCCGGCAGTGAAAAACAAAGAGCCAGAAGCAAGACAATCGATTTTGAGCTCACACTGTGACCTTAGAAAACGTCTTGGATTTCACCGGTAAATACCAGCCAGTCACTTTCTGATCTTTCGACTATATCGGTCATCGGGCGTTCCCAAATCGCTTCAGTCCCGCCGGCGTTCAGCTTGCCGCTGGTCCGATATATTTTCGGTGCGGTGAGCGTCACGCGCCAACTGCGCCCAGCAAATGCCTGCCGGATCATGTCCCGAGATGCTTCATCTTTAGGCGGGCTCATATTGCTGGCGAACTGTCGCGGGTCGATGCGGATTTTGATTTTTCCATCTTCCTTCACAGCCGAGAAAATGCTGTTGCCATCGCTGGTCACCAGTTCCGTGGCGTCGACAGTCAAGCGGCAGAAAAAATATCCCCCTTGGAATTCGGATTCGGTCTTCACCTTCCCGCCGGCAATAGGCTGCTCTCCTTCAGGGCACATGTCGCGCCGCTGTGACTCCGGTAGCCGGTCGTAAAATTGGCGATCGATACGTGCTTCCCGGACGAGAGAAAACGAACCGGCGCGCGACAGCCAGCCTTCGCGTTTAAACGTTATCCTGTCGTGGATTTCGACACAGCCATTCAGCAACATCGCTGTTGCCGCAAGTGCCAGAAGCCTGATCACAGCGTCCGCCCCACCCATCTCACCCGGCCGATCAGGGCGAAGTGCTCTGCATTCGGGATCGGTTCCTCGCGCGTCGGCCAGTCCGGATTATCGGAGATCATCACCAGATGCCCAGGGCCGCGCCGCAACCGCTTCACATAGACGCTCTCGTCGATGGTGAAGACGTAAATCTTGCCGTCGACCAACATGTCCACGTCGACCTCGACGATAAGCGGCTCCCCGTCCTGAATCGTCGGCATCATGCTGTCCCCGGCTGCATTGAGCAGTCGTGCCTTGCGCTCCGGGAGGTTCAGCCGCTGCAAAATATGCCGCGGGATCGGGACCGTCTCCGGCTCGTTATATTGCAGAAGCAGGCCCGCGCCCGCCGAGGGGCGAAACGACAGCTTTTGGACCATCTGTATATCGCCAGATGGCAGCTCGCTGGCGCGACCTTCCATCAACCAGTCGAGGCTGAGCCCGGCTGACTGCAGCATATTATAGACCGCAAATAGTGGCGGCCTCGCCGAGCCGTCCCTCCACTTCGTGAGTTGGTCGGGCTTTCCCAAGCCGGCCAACCTTGCTGCGGCCTCGCGGCTGCCGATTCGCCGGAGAACTTCATCAAAACGGGTTTTGAACCCGTCGCTCCACCCAGAAACGGCCATCGATCACCACTTTTGGGCAGGCGCTGATGTCACAAAACCCGCTTTTAGCGGGATTAGGACGAAATCCATCCGCGTCACCCATTTTTCCAGTTGAAATATCCATAAAAATGGACATTCTCAGTCACGAACGAGATTTTTAGCTCCAAAAAAATGGGCCAGTGGCCCGATTTTGTGGAGACCGAGAGCGTCGATGATCTGGGACCGTTACTCCATCAAAGCTGAAGTCCACCGTCGAGGTCTTACACTCGTCGGAATCGCACGGGCGGCCGGCCTTGAACCGACCGCCTGCAGAGCCGCGCTTCGCCGACGCAACTTCGCCGGCGAGCGGGCAATCGCCGAAGCCATCGACGTCGAACCCGCAGCTTTGTGGCCGGACCGTTACACCGGCATCTCTCGCGCGCAGCCTACGCGGAAACAGGGCTGCGCCGCGAGTCAAAAGGGCGGCCGTCTGTTGACAAGGCGGGCATCATGATCTGCCGGTTCCGCCGCCTGATTCCGGGGCTTCACGGGCTGGTCGCCGCCGGGCTGATCGCCGCCGCCGCGATCAATCTGGCCATGGCCTTGGGCAATCTCGCCCGGCACGTCCCATCAAGCGGTTTTCAAGGCGCATCATGCGCCGACGCGATGCGGGGGCAACCCTGATGGCCCCGCCCCGCAAACGCGACACAGCCACGCCTGATCTGTTCCGCGACTACGTCGTGCCGACCGTGGTCGAGCGCTTCGCGCCGGAGCGGATGCGCGCCGCCACGGTGACGATGCGTGTTGCGCGCGCGATCGCCGAGGCGCTGAAAAATGACGGCCGGTCGCGCGCCGATATCGCCCGCGAGATGTCGACCTATCTCGGCGATACCGTCACCGAGGCGATGCTCAATCAATACGCCTCGCCATCCAACGACAAGCACAACATTCCGGCGCACCGCCTGCTGGCGCTGCTGGCCGTGACCGGCGACGCGCGCCTGATCAATGCGTTGCTCGAAGACGCCGGCCTGATCGCGGTCTCGGCGAAATACGAGGTGCTGATCCGTCGCGAGCTCGCCAAGGAGGCGCGCGAACGGCTCGACCGCGAGATTGCCGCCACCGACGCGCAGTGGAGGGCGGGGCGATGAAGCTCTCCAAAATGCAGCGCACGGCGCTCGCCGACGCATATGATGCCTACCCTAGAAGGGGGCTGCATCGGTCGGTCAACGGATGGTCGGACCCAAGCATCTCCGGCAGTGAATATCATAGCCATTCCACAATCCGCTCGCTGGAGCGAAATGGCCTGCTGGAGTTTTGGGTCAACCGCACGGTCGTACATGTCACCGAGCACGGCCGTGGCGTGCATGAAAATTTGTGCGAGGCCAGCCGATGAAAGTCTGGTTGTCCGCCGCGGAGATTGCCGAACTGGCGCTGCCGGGACTTCCGGCGACGAAGCGCAACATCAACGTCCACGCCGATGCCAACGGCTGGAACGCGCACCCCGAATTCGCGCGCCCGCGCGCCGGTCGCGGCGGAGGCTACGAGTATCACATCCACATCCTTCCGCCCGACGCGCGCGCCGGCTACGTCGCGCGTCACGTCGAAATGGTCGAACTGCCGGCGTCGGTCGCGCGCGAAGCCGCCAGCGAACCGCAGGCCGCGCATCTGAGCGGCGCAGCCTCGGAAGCCCGCGACGCGCGGCTGGCGCTGCTGATGCTCGCCGACCGCACAGCCGCCGACGGCAAGCTTTCGCGCAAGATCGCAGATCGCCACTTCGCCGATCTCTACAACTCCGGCGCCGTCACCGTCGCGGACTGGATCAAGGCCGAGGTCAAATCGCTGACGCCGCGCACGCTGGCGCGATGGCGCGCCGCGCGCGCCGCCGGCGCAACGGCGAAGCTGGCGGTGGACCGTTCCGCCGCGCGGCGCGGCACCGGCGTGCTCGATCGCGCCAATGACGGCACCGTCAAGACCTTCCTGCTGGCGCTGCTGGCGAAGCAGCCCCAGCTCACGGCGCACCACCTGCATGCGCTGGCCTGCGACCGCTTCCCGGCCATCGCCCTCGGCGGCCGGAGCATCGCTTTCCCACCGGTGCGCACCCTTCAACACGCCTTGAAGGCGTGGCGGAACGAATACCGCAACGACCTCGCGGCCATCCGCGACCCCGACGGCTTCAAATCGCGCATCCGGTTCGCGGCGCGCGTCGCTAACCCGGCCAGCCGGCTCAACGAGGTCTGGCAGATCGATGCGTCGCCCGCCGACGTGCTGCTGATCGACGGCCGCTCCTCGATCTACGTTTGCCTCGACATCTGGTCGCGCCGCATGGTCGCAACCGTGAGCAAGACGCCGCGCGCCGCAGCCGTCGGGCTGTTGATCCGCAAGGCGATCAAGACATGGGGCGTGCCGGAGCGGATCAAGACCGACAACGGCTCCGACTTCGTGGCCCGCGAAAGCCAGCGCCTGTTCGCGGCGCTTGGCATCGAACACGAAAAGTCGGCACCGTTCGCGCCGGAGCAAAAAGGCCATGTCGAGCGCGCCATCGGCACGCTGCAGCGCGGGCTGATGCGGACGCTGGAAGGCTTCATCGGCCACAGCGTGGCCGATCGCAAGGTGATCGAAGGCCGCAAGGGCTTCGCGCGCCGCCTCGGCGAGACGCCCGAGGATATGTTCGAAGTGGCGCTCACCGCCGGTGAGCTGCAGCAACGCATCGACGAATGGTGCGCGGTCAATTACGGCCACAAGGCACATGCCGGGCTCGACGGCGCGTCGCCCTTCGCCAGGGCGGCGTCCTATGCTGGGCCGATCCGGCGCGTCGAGGATGATCGCGCCCTCGACATGCTGCTGATGCCGGTCGCGGGCAAGGATGGCCGCCGCATCGTCACCAAGAGCGGCATCCGCATCGACGGCGCTTATTACCTCGGCGGCTTCCTCGACGTCGGCGACGAGGTGATGGTCCGCATGGACCCGGCCGACCTCGGCCGCGCCTATGTGTATTCCCTCGACGGCATATCCTATCTCGGCGAGGTGCTATGCCCCGAGCTCGCGGGCATCGATCCCGCCGCGGCCGTCGCCAAGGTGCGCGCCGAGCAGAAGAAACTCATGGACGAACGGCTGGCCGATGTCCGCCGCGAGTCCCGCGCCATCAAGGCCAAGGACGTCGCGCCCGCGATCCATCGGCAGGCGCTCGCCGATGCCGGCAAGCTTGCGGAATTCCCAAAACGCGCCATCGCGCATTCGACGCGGGCGATCGAGGCGGCGCGCGAGGCGGCCAACGGCCCGGCGTCAAGCGAGCCGGTGCACTCGGCCGACGTGCTGGCGCTGCAGGCACGGCTGATTGCCGAAGAACGCAATCCCATCGTCACACCGTTGCGGACGGAAGAGACCGCGCATCAGCGCTGGCAGCGTGCGCGGGCGATCGAAGCGGCGGTCGCCGCCGGACGATCGGCCTCGGATGAAGAGTTGCTCTGGCTCGGCGGTTACCGCCTCGGGCCGGAATATCGCGGCTTCGCGCTGACCTACGGGGTCGGCCCTGAAGAAAAGAACCCCGCCGAAGCGGGGCGAGTTTCACTCTGAAGGAGATTTGGAAATGACGTCGCAGATGTCTGCTGTCAAGGGTCCGGTTGCGTTGAAGAATGTTGCGTCCTTCATGGCCATGGCCACACGCCTCATCGAGCGCGATCCGCACCTGCCGGGCATCGCGGTGTGCCATGGCCCCAGTGGCTTCGGAAAAACCTACGCCAGCATCTTTGCGCAGAACCGGACGCGCGCGCTGCGCGTCGAGGTTGGCGATAGCTGGACGCGCAAGACGCTGCTGACCGCGATCCTGCGCGAGCATGGCGTTGCTGTTAAGCGCGGCACGATCGCCGAACTCGCGGAAAGCGCGATCATGGCGCTGGGCGACGACTCGGCGCGGCCATTGATTATCGACGAGGCCGACAAGCTGGTCGACAAGGGCATGATCGAGATCGTGCGCGAGCTGCACGAGCACTCCGGCGCGCCAGTCATCCTGATCGGCGAAGAAAAGCTGCCGAACAAGCTCCTCACGGTCGAGCGGCTGCACAACCGCGTCCTCGACTGGCTGCCAGCGCAGCCCTGCGATCTCGACGACACCCGTGCGCTGGCTTCGGCTTTCGCGCCGGGCCTCACGCTCGGCGATGACATCCTCGACCATATCCGCGCGCAGTCAGGCGGCCGGGCGCGCCGCATCGTCGTCAACATCGCGCGGGTCGCGGAGGCGGCACGCAACAAGGCGGCGAAATCGTTCGGGTTGAAAGAGTGGGGTTCGCGGCCGTTCTTCACCGGTGAGCCGCCTTCGCCGCGCTCTGTCGAGCCATATCGCCGCGCCAAGATGATGGCGGCCTGATCATGCCCCGGAAAGGTTACCTCGAAGTCATCCGGCTGTCCGCGCGCATGCCGCGCGGACGAGACGGATATTGGGCGGTTATTCGTGGCCTCGACCAGAAGGGCCCTTGGTCCGTGCCCGATGTGCACGAGCTGACAAACGAGCCGCATAAGGAGTCGGTGAACGACTACGTCAAACGTCTTGAACGCGCCGGCTTCGTCAAACAGGTTGGTGAGGTTCTGCAAAACCACCGCGGGACGCCAACCAGACTCTTCCGCCTGCTGAAAAGGCCGGCGGCCGCGCCCGCTCTGCGCAGAGACGGCAGCGTGGTTGGCGTCCACGCGCAGCAGCGGATGTGGAACGCGATTCGATCGCTCAAACAGTTCACGCTCAGCGAATTGGCTCACGCGGCGGCCGATGACAAAGGAACTTCGGTCAAGATCGGAGTTGCGCAGGCCTACGTCCACCGTCTTCGGATGGCAGGCTACATCACGGGTTTGTCGCGGAGTGATTTCCGACTGAAACCGTCGATGAACACAGGCCCGCGCTCTCCCCGAATCCTGAAGATGCATGTCGTGTTCGACGACAATCTGATGAAGCTCGTCGGTGGCGACACCGTCGACGCCGAGGAGGTCGCATGAAACGCGGCCCCGCTCCCGGCTTGAAGACCAAGACCGACTTTGTGGCCAAGGCCCGCGCCGCCTATGGCGACGCGCTGCCCGACTGGGTCGAGGAACTGGCCGTCGAGGCCACCAACACCTCGCAGGTGCTGGCGGCGAAGAAGATCGGTTATTCGTCCTCGCTGCTTTCCCATGTCTTTGCCGCCACCTACTCGGGCGATATCGGCCGCGTGGAAGCGAAAGTGCGCGGCGCGCTGATGGGCGCGACCGTCATCTGTCCGATCCTCGGCGAGATCGGTCGCAACGTCTGCCTCGACGAACAGAAGAAGCCGCGCAGCGCCACCAGCTCGGTGCGCTCGAAGCTCTACCGCGCCTGCCGTTCCGGCTGCCCGCATTCCCGCATCAAGGAGCATTGAAGATGCTGTCCCACAAGCTCGAAAGCATGACAGCCTGGATGAAGTACGCCCGCGATCACAATCTGCCGATCACGGACGACAACCTGCGCGTTGTCATCACCGTGCTCGACGACTGCACCGACAAGGCGCAGCAACTGGAGCGCACCTGCGTCGCCCAGGCGGTGCGGCTGGTCGATCCGCTCGGGCCGAATGTCGTGCGCCTGCCGGAGCGGCGTCATGGCGGCTGAATTCATCTCGGTCTCGACGGTCCTCGAGGCCGTCGCCGCCGCCTTTGACATCGAGGTTCGCAACATCCGCGCGCCGCGCCGCCAGCCCGCCTTCATCGCGGCGCGGCAGGCCGCCTGCCTGCTGGCCCGGGAACTGACGGAGCAGACGCTTGTGGTGATCGGTCGGACGCTCGCGGGCTGCGATCACACCACGGTGTTGCACCACATCAACGAGGCGCGCGCGCGCCTCGCCACCGATCCCGAATACGCCCTCAAGGTCGGGGCCGCGCGGCAGGCGGCCCTCATGATCGCATCGAGCAGCCTCGCCCGGCTGCTCGCCGATCCCGATGCGGTCGCGATCGCACATCGCATCACCGACAACCCGATCCGCGAAGCGCTGCGGGTGTCGGCGCTCGAATCCGCCGCCATGGCGGCGCGGCTCCTGACCCTCGAAGACGTGGCCGCCAGCACGTTCCAGTTGCTGGAGTGCCTCTCGGCCAGCGAGCGCGCCCGCCACGCCGAGCATCTGCAGGACATCCTCACCACGCTCGCCGCGCTCGGCTACGCGGCCGGCGACGAAACCAGCCCCCGACATGGAGACCACGCATGACTGACGACGCCACCATCACCATCAACGGCGAGGCATACATGCACGACGCCAAGGGCAGCCTCGTGCCGGTGAGCCTGATCAAGCCGCAGCACCTGCTTGAAGATCAGACGGTGCGCAAGATCATCGGCTTCGCGCAGACGTTGTCCGATCAGATCAGCCGCTTCCGCGGCCACGTCTTCGACGACGTCACCTGCTTCGGCGAGCTGCTCGCGCAGCAATACGGCGCGCGCCTCGGCGGCAAGAAGGGCAACATCACCCTCACCAGCTATGACGGCCTGCTCAAGGTCACGGTACAGGTCCAGGATCAGATGACGTTCGGCCCCGAGCTGCAGGTGGCCAAGCAACTGGTCGACGAATGCATCACCGCGTGGTCGGACGGCGCGCGCGTCGAAATCCGCGCGCTCGTCGAGCACGCCTTCCAGGTCGACAAGGAAGGCCGCATCAACCGCGCCGCGCTGTTTCAGCTCCGCCGCCTCGAGATCGACGACGATCACTGGCGCGCCGCCATGAACGCGCTGGGCGACGCCATCCGCATCATCGGCTCCAAGCAATACGTCCGCTTCTACCGCCGTGCGGACTGCAACGCGCCGTGGATCGCCATCACCATCGACCTCGCCGCCGCCTGAAGGAGACGCACCATGCAGACGCCTTTGCCTCCCCTGGACCTCGACACCGTCACCATCGCGCCCGGCGCGGCCTCTGCGCCGCTCGGCGTGCTCGACATGGCCGCCCTCGGCGGCGACGCCCGCGACGCGGAAATCCGCGACCTCGTCAGCCGCTGGATCGCGGCGGAATGGACATGGACGATGGAGCCGGCCGCGCGCCTCCGCTCGGGCACGCTGTCCGTGACCGTCGAAATGGAGTCCGCCTTCGACGTCCGCATCCGAAACAGGTTCGTGTTTCGCGCCGGCAGCCTCGATCATCAGGAGATCGTGTGTGAGGACCTGGAGCGCGGCGTCTATCTGGTGGTGTCCGCGCCGTCGCCCGCCAACCGCGAAGCTGACTTTGACCACGCGGCGCTGCACCGGCTTGCCGACGCCATGATCGGCATGGGCATCGTGCAGCCGCTCGGTGCCGAGGAAAAGCTGGCCGGCGACCGGCTGTCGGAGGTGCGGTCATGATCGCCGTCTCCCCGCAACAGATCACCGCCATCCGCACGCTGGCCTCGCGCGCCGGCCTCGACGACGACACCTATCGCGACCTGCTGCAGCGCGAGGCGGGGGTGCGCTCCGCCAAGGCGCTGTCCTTCACCCAGGCGGGCCGGGTCATCGAGCGGCTGCGCGCCTCCGCTGGCGATCGCCGTCCGGACGGCGCGGTCACCGGGCTCGACAGCTCGGTGGCGAAGAAGATGCAGGCGCTGTGGCTCACCGGCTACAACCTCGGCCTGATCCACGATCGCACCGACCGGGCGATGCTGGCGTTTCTGGAGCGGCAGACCGGCGTGTCACACACCCGGTTTCTGGCGAGCCCGTCGGATGCCACCAGCGCGATCGAGGCGCTCAAGGTGTGGCTGCGCCGCGACGGCGGCGTGAATTGGCCGCTGAAGCCGCGCGGGGCCGAGGCCGACATTCTCGACATCAAGCGCGCCGTGATCGAGGCGCAATGGCAGCGGCTGCTCGATCTCGGCGGCCGCAAGCCGCTGGCCGATCTCGCGATGCTGGTCTCCGGGCTCACCGACGGCCTCACCTTTGGCGAGCTGGAATCGCATCACTACGACGACGTGCAGCGCGCCCTCGGCCGTGGAATCCGCGCCGCGCTCCAGACCCGCCGCAGGGAGGCCGGTCATGCGCGCTGACCTCGGCATCGTGCCCTGGACACACGAGGAGAAGGCCTTTGTCCGGCAACTCGTCGGCGAGAAGTTGTCGGCTCGCGTCATCGCCGAGCGCCTCACCGCCAGCGGCCGCTCGGTCACCCGCAACGCGGTGATCGGCATCGTCGGCCGCATGGGGCTGCGCCTCGCCGGCAAGGCGGAAGCGGCGAAACCGCCGCGCCCGAAACTGCCGCGTCCGAAGCCGCCGCGGCGCAAGCCCGTCCCGGCCGCGGCCAAACCCGTGGCTGCAAGTCCTGTTGACGACGCCTTGAAGCCGGCGGGCCAGGACTTCGCCAACGTCACCTTCGCCGGCCTGCTGAGCCATCACTGCAAATGGCCGGTGGGCGATCCCGGCGCGCCCGGCTTTGGCTTCTGCGGTGGCGCGCGCATGTTCGGCACGCCCTACTGCGCCGGCCAAAACAGGCGGGCGTGGGATCGTTCCAGTCAGCAAGGCAAGGGAGTTCGCGCATGACCGTCTCCCGCGCCGACCTTCGCAAATACGCCGACGTCATCCGCTTCTGGAACGCAAAGTTCGACACGCAATCGATCGCCGAACGCCTCGACCTGCCGGAATGGCTGGTGGCGCGGTGGGTCGCGAACTTCCGCGACATGGTGAGGGACGTGGCATGAACATCACCCATGTGCGCGTGCGCAAGCTGATCTCGGAGCCGGGTTTTTCGAACAGAGCCGTCGAGGTCGAGGCAGCCGTCAGTGACGGGGAAGACCCGAGCGCGGTCCGCCGTGAGCTGGACTTGTGGTGTGACGCCGAGCTCGCCGGCAAGACGCTGGCGAGCCTGCGCGCAGAACTCGACGAACTGATGTGGACCATCGATCGTCAGCGGCGGTTGAAGACGTCGCTGGAGGTCGAGGTCGAGCAAGTGCGCAAGGAGATCGCCCGCGTCGGCGGCATCCTCGCCGCGATCAAGCTGAAGGAACAGGACACCGGTCAGGCTGATCTCGAAACGGCGATCGCGGATATTGGAGGTGAGCGATGAAGCCGGCCTCGATCACGCTTGATGATCTCTCCCGCGCCGAATTGATCGACCTGGTTAAGCGGAGCGGGCTGCGGTGCTCGCAGCGCACCTTTCTCTCGATCAAATGGAGTGCCGCCGGAAGACGAGTTGAAGCTCTCTCCGAAAGACTGATCGGGATGATTCGAGCCGAACAAAGCGCTTTCGACGCCTATATGAGCGCGTCAGCGGACCGTCAGCGAGCCGAACTCCACCTCAAGTGGATCGACGCGAAAGATGCGCGCGCTGCCGCAGATCGTAACTATGACGCAGCCAAGCGAATTGAGGATCGGCTGTGGTCCGCCCTATCGGCGGCTGATCTTGAGGATACGGACGTATGACGTTCCCCGGTCGCATTCCCTGCCTCAATCCGGCTTGCCGACGGACGGCAGCCGCCGACGGCAACTCCGATCGCATCGTCTGCGGCAAGTGCTGGCGGTTGCTTCCGGTGCCGCTTCGCGACGAATGGAAGCGGTTCAAGGCGCACGACCGGCGGATGCGCCGGTTGGTCGATCGCCGCATCCGCGAGAGATCGATCAGTGTGGACACCGTCCAGAGGATCGGAAACCTGCAGATCAAACGCCACGACGACATCTGGCGGCGAATTGAAGCCTGTTTCAAGACGCCCGAAGCGCCGCTCGGCCTCGACGGCTTTTTGCGGGAGGTCGGCCTGTGACCCGCCGCAAGTCGCGCCGCATCGTCATCGGTTTCGAGCAGCTTCTCGCGGCGAGCGAAACCATCCGCCGCCAGCACGTGTTGTGGACCAGCGACGGATACGTGGTCTCGGGCGCGCGGCTGTTTCGCTGCGGCGACGGCAGCATCACCGCGCGGGTGGTGTGGCGCAACCGTGGTTCGGTCATCTCGACCGTGACCTGCACCGTGCGGGGGCTGGCGCTGGCATGACGCACCACCTGCCCGAGGCGCTGGCGGAGATCGCGGAGGCGGCCGGCGAGGCCGCCGCCGTCATGATCGCGGCGCGTCAGGGCGGTTGCTACGTCTACATCCCGGCAAAAGTCGACGACGGCCACTGGCTGGTCGATTGCGTCGGCCGCCGCGCCGCCGACCGGATCTGCGCGCATTTCGCGGTCGACGGCATCGGGGCGCGCATCTACATTCCGCTCTACGGCGGCGGGGCCTACCCGACTCTGCGCCGCTCGATCGCCAAGCGCGTGCACGATCTGCACAACGACGGCGCATCGAGCGCGGAAATCTCCCGCCGCATCGGCGTCACCCAGCGCACCGTGCACCGGCACCGGCGCGCCCATCGCGGCGGCGGCGAGGACGATCAGGGCTCGCTGCTCTGACGTGCGTCAGAGTCACAAAGTCCGATCCCGAATTGCACAATAACCCCGGGTCGCACCGGGGTTTTTCATGATCATCGCCACCGCTACGGGCTTCGTCGATATCGACGCGACGTTGTCGCGCGAAACGCAGGCACTCGACAATCTCGCCGCGCAGGCCGAGGGCATGCCGGACAGCTTCGGCGATATCGCCGCCGCGCTTTTTTCGGCCGCCAGCGAACGCGCCTTCGCGCTGACCACCCTTCACGCTGCCGCCACCGAGCTCAGCCCCGAGAGCCCGGGCGTCAGCCGCTCGGTGCGCCTGCTCGCGGCCGACGCCCGCATGATCATGCAGGCGCATCTCCTGTTCAAACGGCTGGCGGAGAACGAGGAGCGTTGCCGCTACGTGCTGGGCCTGCCCCGCGCCGCGGCCGACGAGGTGGCGGCATGAAGGGCAACCTGCCGGCGTGCATGCCAGTCATCCTGCGCTATGAGGGCGGCTTTTCCGATCATCCGCGCGACCCCGGCGGCCGCACGCTGGAGGGCATCATCCAGCGCGTCTATGACGGCTATCGCGAGCGCAACGGACTGCCGCGCAAGGCGCTCACCGCCGCGATGCGCGGCACGTCGTCATGGATCACCGAGCGCGACGCCATCTACCGCAAGCAGTACTGGAACGCCATCCGCGGCGACGAACTGCCCGCCGGCGTCGACCTGTTCGTGTTTGACTGCGCGGTGAACTCCGGTCCGTTCCAGGCGGTGAAATGGCTGCAGCGCGCGCTCGGCAATGTCGAGGTTGACGGCCACCTCGGCGAAAGCACCTTGGCCGCGCTGGCGCTGTGCGACGATCATGACCTGCTGATCGCCGACATGGCGGCGCGGCGCATGGGCATGCTCAAAAGCCTCAAGACATGGTCCGACTTCGGCCGCGGCTGGTCGGCGCGGGTCGGCAACGTCAAGGCCATCGCCCAGGCGTGGGCTATCGGCTCGGTCGGCCCGGCTCCGGTCGAGGCGCACCGGCAGCAGGGCGACGCCAAGGGCTACGCCAGCGACGTCGCGCAGCCGATGTTCGACGCTCACCAGGCCGGCACCTCGGCGGTGGGCGGCGCAAGCCTGTCGGGCCTGATCTCGGGCACGCGCGAGCAACTCGCCGCGCTGGTCGGCACCTCGAACTTCGTCAACACCGTCTACGTCGTTCTCACCGTCGCCGGCATCGTCGTCGCCGTCGGCGGCGTCGCCTACGGGTTCTGGTCGAACCGCAAGTCGCGGCTGGCCCAGCGCGCGATCGACGGCGACGTGCTGGCCGAGGTGCCGGAAGGTCAGCCGGCATGATGTGGGCGCGCATCGTCCTGTGGTTCACCACGTCGCGGGCCGGTCAGGCGATCCTGGCCGCGCTCGGTCTTCTGGCCGCGATCTGCATCGCGGTCCTCAAAGTCTTCAGCGCCGGCAAGGATGCCGAGCGCGCCAAGCAAAACCAGCAATCGCTGCACAACCTGCGAGAAAGAGCAAAGACCAATGATGAAGTTCGCGGCCTTGACGATGACGCTGTGCGCCGTCGCCTGTCTCGCTGGCGGGTGCGCGACGGTGACGGCGAATAGCTGTGACGGCTGGGAGCCGATCCGCATGAAGCCGTCGACGGTGGATTACATCGCCAGCCGCGACCTGATCGCGGCGGCCGGCATTCTCGCCCACAACGAATTCGGCGAGAAGGCCGGCTGCTGGAGCGCTGCGAAATGAACGTCGAAATTCAAGCCATCGTGCCGTGGCTGGCGCTCGTCGTGGGCCTCGGATCGTTGGCCTACACGATGAAGCGTGACCGTTCGCAGGCGATAGACGAGAAGCTGGAGGGCATTGGGACGTTTATCGGCACCAGGGCAAGCAAAGAGCATGTCGCCAATATCGCGGATAAAGTCGACAAACTTGAGGACCGTGCAACGCGCATCGAGTCCGAGCTTTTGCACCTGCCCGACCACAAGACGGTCAACACCATCGAACTGAAGATGACGGAGCTCAGCGGCGAGATTCGCACTCTGGCGGCACAAATCAGGCCCGTCACCGCGATCGCCGAGCGCATTCAAGAGAGACTTATGGAACAGACCGGAGTGTAAACATGGCGCGAGACATCATCAGGGAAGAGGCGCGGCTGATCATGCTGCGCGAGCTGCATCAGCAGACCAACTATGCGCTCCATGACGGCCTTCTGCAGCATGTGCTCGAGGCTTTCGGAATCTCGAAGTCGCGTGACTGGGTGCGCGAGGAACTGAACTGGCTCGAAGACAAGGCAGCGATCACGCGGACCGAACAGGCCAGCGTGATCGTCGCCAAGCTCGCTCCCAAGGGGGCGGAGCACGTTGAAGGCCGTCTGGTGATCGAAGGCGTCAAGCGCCCGAGCCCGAGGTAGCGCCATGGCGAAGGGCACCGCCAAGCGCGGGCGGCTGTCGTCGCTCGATCTTCTGCCCGAATGGGCCGACGAGGCCAAGCTGTGGGCGTTCGGGGAGCTCAAAAGCCGCCAGCGGCCGGCGCTCGAAATCCTCGACGAGTTCAATGCGCGGCTGCGCACGGCCGCCTGGGAGAACGGCGTCACCGACCCGCCGCAGATCTCGCGCAGCGCGTTCAACCGCGCCTCAATGCGCCTTGCCGTGCTCGGGCGGCGGCTGGAGGAGACGCGCGAGATCGCCCAGGTGCTCGCGCCGAGGCTCGATCAGGCCGGGGACAGCTCCGTCACCCTGCTGGTGGCCGAAACCATCAAGACGTTGGTGCACGAAATGCTCTCCAACGCCGGAGAACTGTCAGCCGACGGCGACACCGCCGAAATGCTGATGCTGACGTCGCGCGCGCTGAAACATGCCGAAGAGGCCAAGCGCATCTCGGCCGACGGACGGCGCAAGATCGAGGAGGAGATCAAGGCCCGGGCGGCAGACGCGATCGACAAGGTCGCCAAGAAGCATGGCGGCACGCCGGAAAGCATCGCCGCGCTCAAGGCCGCGCTCAACATCCAGATCAAGGATCGCGGCTGATGGATGCGGTGGCACGTCAGGGCCGGGAGATCAGCGAGGCCGAATGGGCCGCGCTCCGCGCCCACGCTGATCCCGACGAGACCTCGGACATCCTGCTGCGCTACCAGCGCGAGCTGCTGCAGACCACGGCGCTGCATACGGTCGTGCTGTGCGAGAAGTCGCGCCGCACCGGCATGACCTGGGCCGCCGCGGCCGACGCCGTCCTCACCGCCTCCGCCATGCGCGAGGCCGGCGGCATGGACGTGTTCTACATGGGCTACAACCTCGACATGGCGCGGGAGTTCATCGACACCTGCGCCATGTGGGCGGAGTCGTTCGGCGAGGCGATGACCGAAGTCGGCGTCGAGCCCTATCTGTTCGACGATGCCGGCCAGCCGATCCAGGCGTTTCGGGTGCGGTTCGCGTCGGGCTACGAGATCCGCGCGCTCGCCGCGCGCCCCCGGTCGCTGCGCGGCCTGCAGGGCTACCTGATTCTGGACGAGGCCGCGTTCCACGACAGCCTGCAGCAGGTCATCGACGCCGCCGTTCCGTTCCTGATGTGGGGCGGCAAGATTCTGGTGATCTCCACCCACTTTGGCGAGGCCAACGCCTTCAACCGCATGATCGAGGACGCGCGCGCCGGCCGCAAGCCGTACAAGGTGCTCCGGGTCACCCTCGACGATGCGCTGATGGACGGATTGTTCCGGCGCATCTGCGACAAGAACGGCGAGACGTGGAGCGCGGAAGCCGAGGCTCGCTGGCGGCAGAACCTGATCGACAACGCCGGCGACGCGGCAGACGAGGAATTCTTCTGCATCCCGTCCCAGGGCGGTGGAGCCGTGCTCAACGGCGCGCTGATCGAGGCGCGCATGACCGACGGCGTCCCGGTGCTGCGGCTGGAAAAGTCCACTGCCTTCGGCCTGATGCCGGAAGCGGCGCGCCGCGCCGAGACCGAACAATGGTGCGAGGCTTTCCTCTTGCCGCTGCTCAAGGTGATGGACCCGCATCTGCCGTCGTTCCTCGGCGGCGACTTCGGCCGCGTCGGCGACCTCACGGTGTACTGGCCGCTGGTGACGGCGCGCACCTTAAAGCGCGTGACGCCGTTTGTGGTCGAGCTGCGCAACATCCCGTTCGAACAGCAATGGCAGATCGGCCGCTACATCTGCGATCGCCTGCCGCGTTTCTCGGCGGCGAAGCTCGACGCCATCGGCATCGGCGCCCAGCTCGCCGAGACCTTCGCGCAGCGCTACGGCGCGCTGCGCGTCGAACAGGTCAAGCTGTCGGCGACATGGTACGTCGAGAACGTGCCGGCGCTGCGCGCGAGTTTCGAGGATGACGGCATCGCGATCCCACTCGACCTCGACATCAAGAAAGACCTGCAGCTACCGATCATGCGCGGCGGCGTGCCGACCATGCCGCCGCTCCGCGTCACCGGCAGCGACGGCAAGAAGCGCCACGGCGACGCCTTCGTCGCCCTGCTGCTCGCCCATGCCGCCTCACGGTCGAACTACACCGAGTATGGCTACGAGACGCTGGGCTCGCAGGCCGCCGGCGGCCCGGCCCCGCACTGGAGCGAGGCGCAGCGAGCGGAGCGCGACATCATGATCGGCCATCGCCGCGACGGGCTGTGGTGAGCGCCGTGACAACTCGTTGCCGACAACACCTTGAAGCGGGTTTGACCCCATGACCGAAACCTACAGCCTTACCGACCAGTACGGCGTGCCGCTGCCGAAAAAGCCCGAGACCCGTCCCGTCGCCGAGCCGACCATGACCGGGGTGCGCTCCATCTGGAACGAGCCGGTCGCCTCCGGCCTGACGCCGGAGCGCCTGGCGCGCGTGCTGCGGCAATCGGCCGAGCCCGGCGGTGACACGCGCGAATACCTCACCCTCGCCGAGGAGATTGAGGAGCGCGAGCCGCACTACCGCGCCGTCATCACCACCCGCAAGCTGGCGCTGCGGGCGATCCCGCCGGTGATCGAGGCCGCCTCGACCGACAAGGTGGACGTCGATATCGCCGACGCGGTGCGCAAGCTGGTGGCGACGCCGGCGTTCCGGTCCTCCATCGTGGATCTGTGCGACGGCCTGTCCAAGGGCTATTCCGTCGTCGAGATGCTGTGGACCACCAGCGCCACGCGCTGGAGCATCGGCGGCTTCGCGTGGCGCGATCCGCGCATGTTCCAGTTCGACCGCATCACCGGCATGCATCTGCGGCTGCGCGAGGACGGCAACATCGACGGCGTGCCGCTGCAGCCCGCGAAGTTCGTGGTCCACGTGCCCAAGCTCAAGTCGGGCCAGCCGATCCGCGGCGGCCTCGCCCGGGTGGCGATGTGGATGTTCATGCTCAAGTCATTCAGCCTGAAGGACTGGATGAACTTTCTCGACGTCTATGGCATCCCGTGGCGCATTGGCAAATGGCATCCCGGCGCATCGCGGGAGGACAAGTCGGCGCTGTTGCGGGCGGTGGCGAACATCGCCAGCGACGGCGCGGCCATCATCCCCGAGGCCATGATCATCGAACTGCTGGAGACGCGCGGCTCGAAGGCGACCGACGCCTTCGAGAAGCTCTGCAAGTACCTCGACATGCTGATGTCGAAGCTGGTGCTCGGCCAGACCACCACGACCGATGCGGTGTCCGGCGGCCACGCGGTGTCGAAGGAGCATCAGGAGATTCGCCGCGAGCTGGTGGCGGCCGACGCCGACGAACTGTCGGCGACGATCCAGCGCGACATGATCGAGCCGTTCGTGTTCTACAATTTCGGGATGCCGAAGAACGGCATGCCGCTGTTCACATTGCCCGTCATCGAGCCCGAGGACATCAAGGCGACGATGGAGGTGCTGACCGAGTTCGTCGACCGTGGCGGCCGGGTCAGCGAGGCCGAGGTGCGCGACCGCATCGGCTTCTCCGATCCCGATGCCGACGAGATCGTGCTGCGGCCGCTCTCGGCCGGGCGCGCGGCGGCGGAGCAGCCGCCGGCGGCCAAGGCCATCAACCGGATGCGCTGTCCGGGCTGCGGCGGTGTGCATGGCGTCGCGCTCGCCAGCCAGCAGGCGTTGACTGACATCGACCGCATGGCGGCGGAGGCCTGCGGCGATTGGCAGGAGGTGCTGCCGCCCGTGGTGGACCCGCTGCTCGCGCTGGCGCGGGAATGCGGTTCGTTCGAGGAACTGCTCGAGCGGCTGCCGCAAGCGGTGCGCAAGATGGATTCAAGCGCGTTGGCCAGCCAGCTCGCCAAGGCCACGGCGATCGCGCGCGGCCTCGGTGACGTCGGAGAGGGCTGAAGATGAGCGAAGACATGCGCGACTTCATCATCCTCGGCTTGTGGCTCCTGTTCGCCATCATCGGCGTGTTGTCGACCATCGGATTCATTGCTCGACGTGTCATGCATTTCGCTTGCTTTTGAAGGAGGTAGTTGATGTCTGACTCCACCAGTGTCGAGCTTGATTCAAAACTCCGAGGCCGCATTGCCGAGGTCGTAAAGGAGGCTGGCGAAGATGGTGCCGCCGCGTGGTGGCGGCCGTGCACCGGCTGCCATGAAACCGAAGACGGCCACTCTGTAGGGCGCTACCACTTCAGCCGGACGTTCAAATGCGAGGCTGGCAGCGGATGCCACGAATGCGGTGGGCTCGGTGTTATTTGGGACTATCACTCCGCAAGAGACCTAGCTGACCTCGAACAGCAACTTTCTGAACCCGAGCCTCTCGACGAAGCCGCGATCCGTGCCGATGAACGGGGGAAGTGTGCGAATTGGCATAATCAACAAGCAGCTCGCCACTGCGTCTCTCGCAATCTGTTCGATCGGCATGCTGACGATCAAGAAGAACGCGATGCTTGGCGCACGCACAAGCGTCTAGAGGATGCACATCGCAGTTATGCCGTCGCGATCCTCGCGGGGCGTGCGGAATGAGCGCGACGGCGTAGCCCATGCCCGATTCCGTCCGCATCCATGAGGTGACGCCGCCGACCGACGTGCTGGATTATTTCCGCGGCCGGAAGCTGGCTCCCGCCTTCTCCTGGCTCGACGTGTGGGGCCAGGAACACGCGCACGCCTTCACCGTCGCCAAGGCCGTCGACGTCGACGTGCTCGCCGCGTTTCGCGGCACCATCGACGACGCCATCGCGCGCGGGCTCGGCTATGAGGAGTGGCGGGCGCAGCTCCAGCCCAAGCTGGCGTCACTGGGCTGGTGGGGACCGCGTACCGTCGAGGACGCGGACAGCGGCGCGCGCAAGCCGGTCGATTTCTCATCGCCGCGACGGCTGCAGAACATCTTCTGGTCGAACATGCGCGCGGCGCGCGCGGCAGGTCAATGGGAGCGCGCCCAGGCCAGCAAGGATGTGCTGCCTTACCTTCTTTACGTCGAGACCACCGCGGCTGATCCGCGTCAGGAGCATCTCGAATGGGTCGGCACGCTGTTGCCGATCGACCATGAGTTCTGGGCGACCCATTTCCCGCCGAATGGCTGGGGCTGCCAGTGCGCGGTGCGGCAGGTCGGCCGCGCCGAGGCCAAGCGCCTGGGCGGCGTCTCGCCCGATCCCGTGATGCGGACTCGCATTTTCGAGAACCGGCGCACCGGTGAGCGTGTCGAGGTGCCGGTGGGTATCGATCCAGGCTGGCACACCAATCCGGGCAAGAGCCGCAGTGTCGGTTTGGCGCGCGTCCTCGCCGACAAGATCGGCCGCATCGAGGACCCGATGTTGCGCGCAGTCGCGGTGGAGACCGTCGTGCTGTCGGCGGAATTCGCCAAACTGATTGCCGGGAAGCTGGCGAAGCGCATTGCCTTGCCCGTTGCAACTCTTGCCGAACCGCCAGCAGGCGCGGCTTCATCCGTCGCGTTGCTCTCGACCGAGACCGCGATCAAGCAGCTTGCCAAACATCCTGAAGTGATCGGTCGGCACTATGAGTTGCTGCCGGACTTCCTGCGAACGGCGGAGCGGATCGAGGCCGGGCGCATCACCAACTTCGTCGGCACCCTCGATGGTCGCCCCTGGCACCTCGTCGTCAAGCGCACCGGCGCCGGTGATGCGCTCTACGTCACGACGTTCCACCGGATCACGGCCGACGACATCGCCCGAATCCGGCGTCAGGCCCAAAGACGTCACGACGAGGGGGAAAATTAAACGCCTGGGGGGTCGCTATGTCCCCGCGGGGTGAAACCCGGTAAGCGGATGGCTCAGGCACCCTCAAAATAGGCCATTTTCCCGAAAATTCAAAATCGGCCACACAGCCCATTTTGCCCCCCGGCCGGTCCACCGGGTGCCGGACGCCCCGTCATCGGCCCGGGCGGGCTTGAAAACCCCTTGAACGCGCCTCCCTGACAGCCCTCCGCCCCGTCGATCCCGCCCCCCTGACAGGGGCTTGCCAAGATCGGCCGCCGGCAGGCATGGTGTCCGGGCTGCATTTCGGGTCGCTCTGACACCTGTCAGAGTTACGAAAGCCGGCCGCCGCGCCTGATATGGCCGGCATGACGCAGCCGTCCTCCCTCGCCAGCTTTTTCTTCTCCCTGGCCCTCAACGCCGAGGGCGCGGTGCCGTCCCAGCTCGTCCTGCTCCGGCCGGGGACCAACCGGGGGCGCGACGGCCGGGCTTTCCTCAACGATCAGCCGGACGGGATCGTCGCCGACTTCACCGCCGGCAACATCGACGTGCCGATCGACATCGAGCACGCAACCGAATTGCGCGGCCCGAAGGGCGAACCCGCGCCGGCGCAGGGCTGGATCAAGAAGCTCACCGCGCTCAACGGCGAGCTGATCGCCGACGTCGAGTGGACCGAGCACGGGGCCGCGCTCGTGGCCGGCAAGGCCTATCGCTACATCTCGCCAGCTTTCCTTCACCGGAAGGACAACGGCCGCATCACGCGGCTGCTCTCTGTCGGGCTCACCAACAAGCCCAACCTCGACCTGCCATCACTTAACAACCAAACACTGGAGACCGACATGGATCGTGCAGCCATCGCTGCCGCTCTCGGCATCGCCGCAACCGCGACCGACGCCGACGTCATCACCGCCATCAATTCGATGCGCTCAAGTCTCGACCGGCCCGACCCGAACAAGTTCGTGCCGAAAGCCGACCTGGACGCCGCGCTCAACCGCGCCACCACGGCCGAGCAGAAGCTGGCCGACCAGGGCAAGCAGGCCCAGATCGCCAGCGCCGTCGCCTTGGTCGATCAGGGCGTCAAGGACGGCAAGATCGCGCCGGCCTCGCGGGACCACTACCTCGCCATCTGCCGCCAGGACGGCGGCCTCGCGCAGGTTGAAGCTTTGCTCAAGACGCTGCCGAATCTCACCGATGCGAGCGGGTTCGACAGGATCGCGCCCGGCGACAAGCCGGGCGAACTCACCGCCGCGCAAAAGGCGCTCTGTGCCCAGCACGGCATTTCCGAAGACGACTTCAAAAAGGAGCTGGCGGCCAACGTCGCCTGATCACTCATGGCTCTTGTAACGGAACGCGAAACCCGGCTGCGCGACGGATACCTCTACGTCCTCGACGTCGCCGCCGGCGTCACTCTCTACCAGGGCGCGATCGGCTGCGCCAACGCGACCGGCTACGCCACGCCCGGTGCGACATCCACCACGCTGACGGCGCTGGGGCGCGTCGAGGGCACCGTCACCGGCGGCGCGACCGACGGGGCAAGCCGGGTGCAGATCCGCCGCGGCTGCTTCCTGTTCAAGAACAGCGCCACCGACGCCGTCGACCGCACCTCGATCGGCAAGCCTTGCTACGTCGTCGACGACGAGACGGTGGCGAAAACCAACGGCACCAACACCCGCTCGCAGGCCGGCATCGTTCACGATGTCGAGTCCAACGGCGTGTGGGTGCGTTTCTGAAGGGACACCTGATCGATGATCATCAATCGCACGAATCTCAACGACCTGCAGGTGTCTTATCGCACCGCGTTTCGCAATGCGTTCACCGCCGGCGAGACGCTCTACAAACGTGTCGCCACCGTCGTGCCGTCAACGACGGGAACGGAAGCCTACACCTGGCTCGGCCATCTGCCACGCATCCGCGAGTGGGTCGGCGAGCGCGTGGTCCGTTCGATCACGGCCGAAGGCTATAAACTCACCAACAAGCCTTTTGAAGCCACCGTCGAAGTGCCGCGCACCGCGATCGAAGACGATACGCACGCCCTCTATTCGCCGCTCATGGCGTCGATGGGCGAGGATGCACGGGTGTTTCCGGACGAACTTGTCTTCTCGATGCTTGGCAAAGGCTTTTCCACCAACTGTTACGACGGCCAGTTTTTCTTCGACACCGATCATCCGGTCAAGAAGGAAGACGGCTCGACCGAGATGCAGTCCAATCTGCAGGCCGGTGGCGGCACCCCCTGGTTCCTCCTCGACACCTCGAAGGTGGTCAAGCCGCTGATCTTCCAGGATCGCAAGAAGTTCGAGTTCGTCGCCAAGGACGATCCGAACTCCTCCGACGCTGTGTTCATGCGCAACATGTTCACCTACGGCGTCTACGGCCGTTGCGAGGCGGGCTATGCGTTCTGGCAACTCGGCTACGCATCGAAGGCGCCCCTCACCAAGGATAACTTCGACGCCGCCTATGACGCGATGGCGGGGCGCAAAGGTGATGAAGGTCGCCCGCTCGGAGTTAAACCGAACCTGCTCGTGATCCCGGTCAGCCTCCGCAACGCAGCCAACGAAATCGTAGCCGTGCAGCGGCTCGCCAATGGCGCCGACAATCCGAACTTCAAGCTTGTCGACGTGCTGATCGTGCCGTGGCTGTGAGGTCGGACATGGCGAAACCAAAACCAACCCAGCAAGCCCTTGACGCCGGCAGCACCACGATGCCGCCGGACGCGCCATCCGTTGATGCAGTCCAGCATGGGGCCATGAAGGTCCGGGCGTCTGTCCCGCGTCGCTATCGCGGCGGCATCGCTTTCGGCATCGAGCCCGTGATCATCCCGGCTGGCACGCTCACCGCCGAGCAGTTGGAGGCGATCGTCAACGATCCGTGCCTCGGCATCGTCGATGCGTCTCCCGGCAAGGATGCCGCACCGGAAACGTGAGCTCCGCGCGTTCAGCCATCATCGCGCGGCGATGCGGATCATTCGATCCGCCCTGGCGGGGACGGTCATCAGGCCGTCCCCGTCACCTCTGATCCCTGACCCCGGCAGGCTGCGCCCATGATCTACGCGACGCGATCGGACATTGAGGCTCTCTACGGCGCGGATGAGCTGCGCGGCGTGCTCAACCTCGCGCGCGACGGCGTGTTCGGCGACGAGGATATCGTTCGCATCGACCAGGCGCTGTCCGAAAGCGCTGGCCAGATCGACGCCTATATCGGCGCGCGCCACAGCCTGCCGCTGCCGCTCGTTCCCGAGGTGCTGCGCGCCTTCGCGATCGACATGGCGATCTATCGCCTCGCGCTGCGCAATGGCCGGCCGCGCGACGAGCTGCGCACGCGCTACGAGGACGCCGTCAAGTTTCTGATCGCCGTCTCCACCGGCAAGGCGAGCCTGCCCGGCATCGACACCACCAACCAGCCCGATTCCACCGCGGCCTCCGGCTCCAGCGACGACGTGCAGTTCATCACCTCGGGCCGCCGCACGAATCGCAATTCGGGGCTGATGACGTGAGCGTCTCCCTCATCATCACCACCCATGGCATCGCCGCCGCCGTCGAGCAGCTCGAACGGCTGACCGGCTGGAGCCCGGCCGACGGGGCGCAACGGATTGCGCCGATCCTCGAAAGTCAGACGCGCCGCCGCATCGAGAGCGAGAAGCGCTCGCCGCGCGGCGTCGCGTGGGCTCCCAACCGCACCGGCACCTCGACGCTGCTGCGCACCGGCCGCCATCTGCGCGACAGCATCGCCAACAGGACGTCCGGGCCCGACGCCATCGTCGAGGCGCACTGGCAGCATGCCCACGTCCATCAGACCGGCATGACCATCCGGCCGCGCAACGCCAAGCGGCTGATGTTCCGCATCGGCCCCAACGGCGCGCCGGTGTTCGCCCACAAGGTCACCATCCCGGCGCGTCCCTTCATCGGCCTGTCAACGGAGAATCACGACGAGATCGTTGAGGAGCTCAACGCCATGCTGGCCGATCTCGGAGGCGAGGAATGAGCACTCCGCGCGCGCTCCGCTCGGCGATCGTCGACCTCATCAAGGCCGCTCAACTCGGCTTCAAGGACGTGACCCCGCATGTCGGCCGCTACACGGTCGACGATCTCAAGCGGATGCTGCGCGCCTCGCCGGCGTGCGCGGTTGGCCTGGTGGGCGGCTCCAAGCCGAAACCCTGCGCATCGGGCGAGGTGCAGATCGACCTGTCGTTCTCGGCGGTCATCGTGACGCAGTCCGGCCGGGTCGAGGACGCCGACGATGACGCCATCGACTTCGCGATCGCCGTCGCCACAAAGCTGACGTCGTGGATTCCCGCGAAAGCGGTGCCGACCTGCCAGCCGGCGATCAACATTCACGTCGAGCCGGTCGGTGATGACGAACTCGATCGCGCCGGGCTGGCGGTCTGGGTGGTGCTGTGGTCGCACACGGTGCGCATCGGTACGGACGACATCGCCGCCGGGATCTCCAGCGCGCCACCGCCAGGCGCGCCGGTGGTGGTGACTATCAGCGATGGCGACGGCCCGCCGACCGTGATCGTCGGAGGCGAGGCATGAGCGCGGTCGACGAACTCGGCCGTTACATCCTCGCGCTCGAAAAGCGCATGGAGCAGCTCGACCGCCGGCTCAACAACACCGTGCGGGAAGCGAAGGTCGTCGAGATCGACGCGGACAAGGGGTTGGTCAAGGTCGAGGCCCATGGCCTCAAGAGCGGCTGGTCGCCCTGGCTGACCCGCGCGGGCGACATCGTCGAGTGGGAGCCGCCGACGGTCGGCGAGCGCGTGGTGTTTGTTTCGCCGACCGGCGAGCCCGGCCAGGGCTTCGTGCTCCAGGGCGGCTATTCCGACCAGTTCAAGCAGCCCTCCACCGACAAGGGCGAGCGCCTGATCAAGATCGGCGACAACATCGCCAGCATGACCAAGGAGCGCACCATCATCGGCTTCAAGGACGGCGGTCGCGTCGTCGTCAAGAAGGAGCTCGCGAAGCTCAAGACGGCGAGCGGGCATGTCGTCGTCAAGGGCGGCGACATCATCGTGTCAACCGATCCGGTCGTCGGAGACGATCCGGACAGCGATTAGGAGGCTGGAATGCCGCGTTACAAGGTCATGAGCGAAGGCTGGCTCGACGGCAATTATCGCAAGGCGGGCGAGATGATCGAGCTCACCGACGCCGAGGCAAAATGGCTGTTGCGAGGTGGCCAGATCACGCTGGACAGCACCGATCAACCCGCCGCCGATCGGCCGGCCGATGCGCCCGCCGAAAATGCTGGCGGCCGCAGGCACAAGAAGGTCGAGTGATGCAGGGCACGTCGGCCGCAACCCTTGCCCCGCTGTCGGGCTGGGATCACGTCGTCCAGTCGATCCGGGACATCCTGACGACGCCGATCGGCTCGCGGGTGCTGCGCCGTGACTACGGCTCGCAGATCCCGGCGCTGCTCGACCGGCCGATGAATGACGCGACCACGCTCGACTTCGTGATCGCCGCCGCCGACGCCCTCGACAGGTGGGAGCCGCGCGTGCGCCTGGAGCGGGTGCAGTTCGTCCAGGCATCGCCCGACGGCGTCGGCGAACTCGACCTCGACCTGACCTATCTCGAGGACGGCCGCAGCGTCTCGACGAGGATCGCGCTATGAGGCAGCCCTCGGTCATCGACCTCTCGCAACTGCCGCCGCCGGCGCTGATCGACGCGCTCGACGCGGAAAGCTATGTCGCGGCGGCCGTGGCCGATTACAGGTTACGCTGGCCGGAATGGACGGCGGTGCTCGAATCCGAGCCGGTGATGAAGTTTATCGAGGTGCTTGCTTATCGCGAGACGATGCTACGCGCCCGCGTCAACACCGCCGCGCTGGCGACGCTGCTCGCCAAGGCGTTTGGTAGCGATCTCGATCACATCGGCGCGCGCTTTACCTGCAAGCGCCTCGACGGCGAGGACGATGCGCGCTACCGCCGCCGTATTCAGCTCGCGCCCGAGGCGTTTTCCACGGCGGGGCCTCCCGGCGCTTACGAGTATTGGGCGCTCACCGTCGCTCCCGCCATCGCCGACGCCTTTGCCTACGCGCCCGAGCCCGGCGTGGTCCATGTCATCGTGGCGATGCCCGACGCCGCCGACGTCCCGCCCGAGGCGCTCTTGGCGATTGCGGAGTTTCTCGGGCGCGAGGACGTCTGCCCGCTGACCGATACCGTCTCCGTGCGCGCGGCCGAGCCGGTCGATTACACCATCCGCGCCGTTCTCCAGGTGCGGCGCGGGCCGGACCCCGATGCGGTCAAGGCGCAGGCGGCGCTTCGCCTCGCCGCCTATCGCGCCGAGCGCTACGCCATCGCCAGCACCATCTATGCGGTCGGCGTCACCGCCGCGCTCAAGGCCGGCGGTGTCGACAACGTGGTGATGTCCGAGCCGTCCGGAGACGTCGTTGTCGGGCCGCATCAGGTGCCGCGGCTGGTTTCAACCTTCATTGAAACGGCGGTGATCTGATGTTGCCGACCGCGTCCGACCACCTCCTGCCACCCAACGCGACCGCCGACGAGCGCACGGTGGCGGCGCTGACCGATCGCATCACCGCGATCCCGTCGCCGATCGAGGCGATGCACCGCCCCGCTGAAACCCCGGCGCGCTTCCTGCCATGGCTCGGCTGGGAATGGTCGATCGACATCTGGGACGATGCCTGGTCCGAGGAGAAAAAGCGGCGGGTCATCGCCCGCAGCTTCGACCTGCACCGGCTCAAGGGCACGCCGCAAGGCATCCGCGATCATGTGGCGCTGACGGACGGCGATATTGTCCAGTTCGTCCGGCCGCCCCAGGGCGCGTTCGCCGGCCGCGACCTGACCAAAGACGAACTGGACGCATGGCTGCGGACCATGCCGCAGATCCGCGTCTATCTCGCCCGCGAGGTCGGCGAGGCTGGCGCGGCCGCCTTCATCGAGCAGGATTTCTACGACGACGCCTTTGCGCTGTTCGACGCCGGCCGCGCGCTCTACGGCCGCGCCGCCCGGCTGTGGGATCGCGGCGTCGAGACGCCGCTGGTCATGACCGAGCTGACCACCGAGCGCGAGGCGCGGCTCGGCCTGCGCATCGAGCGGGTGATGATCCCCGGCGAGGCCGCAGCCGACACCGCCTTCGCCGATGCGTCCTTTGCCGACGATGGTTTCGTCGACGCCACCGTGCTGGAACCGCGTTTCGTCACCTATCGGCAGGAGGTGGCCTATCAGCACGTCACCTCGTCTTTGGCGATGCATGCGATCGCGCCCGGTCTCGATCCGATCGACGTGCGCTCGGAGCGCATCAGCGCGCGCGGCACCGGCGACGAGCTGTCGTTCTGCGACGACGCCTATTGCGACGACGGGTTCGCAGGCACCGATGGCGCGGCCTGGATGCTCTACGACCGGATCGTGCTGCACGATCCGGCCCGCGCCGCACCGATGATCGACGGCTGGTCGTTCTACGACGACGCTCGACTCGGGCTTCCGGGCTTCACCGCGATGGCGCTGATCGACCTGCAGCAGCAGGCCGAGCCGCGCGCCGGCTTCACCGACGACGGCTTCTGTGACGACGGCTTCGCGATTGCCGAGGACGATACGCGGCGCATGCGGGCGCGCGAAGCCGTCAACGTTTCCAAAGCGCTGCGCGACCGGGTGCTGGTCACCCACAAGATGCGCCGGCCGCTGACCTTCGCCGACGGCATTCCGCTCGACGGCTCCTTCCGCTTCGGCGGCACCACCTCGTTTCGACTCTAGGAGAGACCATGGAACGCAACGTCAGGATTTCGCCCAACCAGAAGATCGCCTCCGCCGACCTGAACAACGCCGGCCTGTTCGCGCGCGCGTCGCTCGACCATGTGGTCAACGACGGCATCGATCCCGGCAAGAAGTTCACCGGCTTTTCGGTGGTGCAGAGCGGGCCGCTGGAGATCACGGTGGGAGCCGGCCGTTTCTATTCGGTCGGTCGCGTGTTCTACCGTGACGACGACGGCGGCGTGGTGCTGCAGCTCGCCGACTACATCCCGCTGGTGACGCGCCGCGTCGTGACCGTCGCGGTGTGGGGCCAGGAGGTGATGACCGCGGTCGAGCCGCGCACCTTTCTCGAGGACTCCGTCACCCGCGCGACCTATGCCGACGCCGTCGCCACGGAAAGCCGCCGTCACGCCGAGGTCAATCTCGCCGCCGGCATCGAGGCGGTGGAGCCGCAGCCGGCCGCACTCGACGCCAATGTGCTGGCGGTGGCCTATGTGACGCTGTCGCCTGCCGGCATCGTCTCGATCGTAGCGGCCGACATCAACCGGCTGTCGTCGGTGGCCGCCAACACCACCAAGATCAAGGACCTTGATGCGTGGCGCAATCAGGCCGGCGCGCGCCTCGACACGCTGGCCTCCGATCTGGCCGCGCTCAACGCGCGCACGCGCGGCATGGTCACGCGGCGCTCGATGAATGATGTGATCGCCGACGTCGCGCGGATCAAGGACATCCTCAACGTGCCGCAGGACGTTGTCGGCTCCTACGCCGATCATTTCCTCGACCTGCGCCATACCGACATCGCCCATCCCGACCACCTCGCCCGGGTCGAGGAAGGCATCCGCTTTCCGGCGGCGCAGCAGTCGCTGGCGCAGATCCTGCTGCTCAACCAGTACGAGACCAGCGTCAAGCTGACCGGCGGCACCTTCATGCTGCCGAAATACACGCCCGTCACGCGGATCGCGGTCACCGGTCAGGACAGCGAGTTCGCGATGGCGCAATACGCCTATCAGACCATCCAGACCGAGCAGTTGACCGCGACGCGCCAGCGCACGCGCTACGGCGAGAGCTTCGACGTCTGCACCAACACCGCGTGGTGGAAGTCGGGCCAGTTCAACGCCGCCCAGGGCCTGTTCGCGCGGGATGGCGAAACCTACGAGGTGGTGTCGTTCACCAAAAACCTCGGTGTCGGCCACGAGATCCTGCGCGTGCGCCAGTACTGGGTGGACACCTTCGAGGAGGCCTACACCGAGACGCGCGTGGAAACCCAGGCGGTTTCGGGTGCGATCAGCGGCCAGACCTGGCTCAACGCCCAGGGCGGCTGGCTCACCGCCATCCGCCTGCCGCTCACCCGTGTCGCCGACACCGGCGACATTCACGTCATGATCTGCGAGACCTCCGGCGGCTCACCGGACCCCAAGCGCGTCATCGCCCGCACCACCGTCGCCGCCGAAAACCTGAAGGTGCTGCCGGTCAAGACCGAGATCCCGATCACGCCGGTCTATCTCGGCGCGGCTCAATACGCCGTGGTGTGGGCCACGCCCGGCAACCACTTCATGGCGCTGGTCACCGGCAACAAGTACCTGGAAGGCTCGTTCTTCCAGTGCACCGATGGCTCCTGGTTCCAGGGCGACCTCACCCGCGACGTGCCGATCGAGCTGGTATTCGCGGAGTTCGCCTCGCCGCGCACCGAGGTCCAGATGCAGCCGATCACGCTGGAGAACGGCATCGCCAACATCGACCTGCTGTGCGAGGCGATCACGCCGCCCGGCACCGAGCTCCATCACGAGGTCCAGGTCAATTCGGTATGGCGGCGGATCGACGGCGGATCGCTCAATCTGTTCGCCGGCCTGCCGGCGCTGTTGCCGTACCGCATCGTGTTCGTCGGCACCACCGACGTTCAGCCGAGCCTCACGCTCGGCGCGGCGTCGACCGTCACCGCGTGGCGGCCGCGCACCGACTTCAAGCAGGTGTCGCTGCCGATCGCACTCAATGCCGCATGCGACGAGGTCGAAATCCGCGTCGAGGTGGAAAACTGGGACGACGCGCGCCATGACGTCAACTGCAAGCTGCTGGTGGGCGTGGGCTATGCCACCACGGTGACGGCGGCGGCGGCCGAGGAGATCGATCTGCCCGACGTGATGATCTCCGGCATGCTGGTGACCGGCCGCAAGGAATTCCGCTTCGTGTTCCATCCCGCGCCGTCGATCTCGTCGATGCGCGTCAAGATCGAGGGCACCACCAACAACGCGCTGGTGACCTACCACGTCTCCGCCACGGTCGGCATGGGCTGGGCGGCGTAACCAGGGAGCATCACAATGGCCAAGAAAACCACCGTGTACGATTCGGCGATCGAATATCGCGTCAAGTTCAAGAAGCCGCATCTCTTCAGCGCGCGCCGGACCTTCATGCCGGCCCATGCCTACTATCTTATGGGCGACGCGCTCGCGGAGATTCCGCCCGAGATCGTGCTGTCGGCCGAGCCGATGCCGCCGATGCGTGAGGTCGCCCCGTAATGGCCAGCCAGACGCTGCTCGACGCTTTCGCGGCGGCGAAGGTCGAGACCATCACGCCGGCGGTCTGGAATTCGATTTTACAGACGCTTGAAGTGCGTCTGAAATCGGTCGAGGACAAGAAGGCCTCGTTCGACGATGCCGTCCGGCTGCTGCAGGAGATCGGCCTCGCCCGGGTCAATGACGTGCTGGCTCCGGCGATGGCCTCAATCGCGGGCCTGACCCAGCTCGGGGCGATCTTCACCGCCACGAGCTCCACCGCCGTGACCATCGGCCTCGGTGTTCGCCAGTTCACGATCGACGCCGCGAACCGGGATCGCTTCGCGCCGGCGGCCTATCTCATGGTCCGCAGCAACCAGGACACCACGGCCGCGATGCTGGCGAGCTTCGCGGCCTACGATCGGCCGAGCGGGACGCTCACGGTGAATGTCGACTACGTCGCCGGCGATGGCAATTTCAGCGCCTGGACGATCACGCCGGCCGCCGCGCCGAATCTCGGCCATGAGGCGAGGACGGACAACCCGCATGAGGTGACGGCCGCCCAGGTCGGAGCCTGGACGATCGAGCAGACGAGCGCGGCGATCTCTGACGCGATGGCTCCGGTCGCCGCAGCCCTCGCCAACCGCCTGCAGACCGACACGGATGCGCAGGGGCTCAACAGCACCGAGAAAAGCAATGCGCTGACCAACCTCGGCGCGAGCTCAGTCGGAAAGGCGCTCATTGCGGCTGTTGATAAGGCCGCAGGGCGTACCGCATTGGGCCTCGGAGCCGCCGCAACAAAGGATGTCGGCACTGGAGCCAACAACGTCATTCAGTTGGACGGTGCATCGCACATTCCTGCCGCGTTGCTCGCGGTTAAGGCCGACGCCGAGGCGGGCACCGACGCCGATAAGCTGATGACGCCCGCGCGGACGGCGGAGGCGATTGCAGCGCTGGCGAAGGCGGGTTGGGAGCAGATCGGAACGACACAAACGCTTGGTGCGAATACTGCGTACATCGAGCAGTCGTGGACGCCCGGCGTTTACAAGCAGTTTCTATGGCTCATGCTGTTTAAGGGAACGTCATCCTCAGTATCAAACATGTCCTTACGAAGCAGTTCCTCAGAGATTAAGTTGATCCCATCCGGGGATATCTCAACAGCGTTCCGTTTTTGTGTGGTCAAGATCGCAACGTATTCCGCGATGGGTACTATGGTCGAAATATCGACTTCAAATGATTTCTCTGGATTTTCGGGGACAACCAGCACGGCGGTTGACAGGATTAGGCATACCCCCACGTCCGGCCAAGTTGCGGCCGGAACAGTCGTTGCATTCTTTGGCATGAGGTGAGGTGCATGACCATTCGAGCGATGATTGATGGCGTGGAGCGTGACCTGACGCCGGAAGAAGAAGCCGCATATCTCGCGGAGCTTAACGCGCCGCCGCCTGTGGCTGAGTTGATCGCCTATGCCAATGCGGCGCAATCGCGCAAGGCATTCGGGGGGTACACGACGAGCATCGGCGGCCAGCAATACACGTTCGACACGTCGCCCGGCGGCGTCGCGCTGATGGCGAGTAAGGTGCTCGTGTTGCAGCAACCCGAGCCGCCGGTATCCGTGTGGTGGCAGGTGGGCGCGGTTGAGTTCGTTGAAATTCAGGCCGCCGACTTCATCGCGCTCTGCAAGGCTATCGACGATTACATCCAGCCGACGTTCGATTATCTCCGCATGACGGTTCTGCCGGGGATTGCCGCCGGTACCGTCACCACCTTCGCAGAGATCGACGCGGCGTTCGCGGCGCTCTGACACCTGTCAGAGTTAGGGCGGATGGGCGCAGACGGTAGCGTCTGCGCGGCGCATCCAACCAAGCGAGACACCACCCATGGCTGGCGATCAATTCCTTCACGGAATCGAGACCATAGAAAACGACGCGGGCGGCCGTCCCGTCAAGACCGTCAAGTCATCGGTCATCGGCCTGTGCTGCACCGCGCCGGACGCCGATCCCGCGCTGTGGCCGCTCGACAAGCCGATCGTCATCACCGGCGAGCGCGGGGTGCCGAAGGGCCTCGACTCCGCCGGCGGCGAGATGAAGGACTCGCTCGACGCCATCTTCGATCAAGCGAGCGCCACGGTGCTGGCGGTGCGCGTCGAGGAAGGCGCGAACATCGCCGAGACTGTCGGCAACATCATCGGCGACCGCACCGCGCGCACCGGCGTTCATGCGTTCACCCGCGCCGGCGTTGAAACCGGCCTCAAGCCGAAGATGCTGATCACGCCCGGTTACGATTCCTGGCGGCCCTCGGATGGTGCGGCCGACGCCGTCGTCACCGCCGGCGGTCATGACTACGCCACCGCGCCGACGGTTGTCGCCGTGGCCGGCGCAGGTGGCGCGGTGCCGGTCGGTTTCGCGGCTCACGCTGTCGTCGTCGCCGGTGCCGTCACCGAAGTCGTCATCGACAATCCCGGCGTCGGCGGTCACACGCCTGTCAGCCTCACCTTCACCGGTGGCGGCGGCAGCGGCGCGGCCGGCACGCTGACGATCGGCACCACGGCAAGTCCCGTGGTCGCCGAGTTGCTCGGTATCGCCGGCCGGCTGCGCGCGATGATCGCCAAGAACGGCCCCAACACCACCAAGGAGGCGGCGGTCGCCGATCGCCTCGACTGGGGCAGCGATCGCATCATGTGCATCGACCCCTACGTCAAGGCGTACAAGGGGACGTCCGTCGTTACCCAGCCGTCGAGCGCGCGCGTCGTCGGCCTGCAGGCCGGCCTCGACAACAGCAAGGGCTTCTGGTGGTCGCCGTCGAACCACGTGCTCAATGGCGTGGTCGGCATCGCCCGGCCGATCGACTGGGCGCTCAACGACCCCGAGACCGAAGCCAACTACCTCAACGAGCACCACGTCACCACCATCATCCGCGACTATGAGAACGGCGGCTTCAAGCTGTGGGGCAACCGCGTCACCTCGGGCGACGGGTTGAAGTATTTCTGGTCGGTGCGGCGCACCCACGACATGATCATCGAGTCGGTCGAAATCGCCTCGATGATCTTCGTCGACCGGCCGTTCTCACTCCAGTTGCTGCTCGACATCGCCGACACCGGCAACGCCTATCTGCGCACGCTGCGGCGGCGCGGCGCGATCCTGGGCGGCGTGATGTGGCTCGACCCCACGCTCAACACGCCCGATCAGCTTGCCGCCGGCAAGCTGTGGATTTCCTACGATGCCGAGGGTCCGGCTCCGCTGGAGCACCTGATCTTCGAATTCAATCGCAACACCGGTTACTACCGCGAACTCACCGAGCAGGCCGCGCGCGAGATTTCGCGGCTCGCCGCGGCGTGATGGAGGCTTGAATGCAGATTCTCCGTAACTTTACGTGGTGGGTCGACGGCTCGTCGCTGCACCTTGAGCTCGAGGAGCTGACGCCGCCGGCGATCACCGACAAAACCGAAGAATTGCGCATCGCCGGCATGGGCCTCGACGTCGCTTTGGGGCTGGAGAAGCTGGAGGCCTCGGCCAAGCTGTTTACGCGCAATCCGGATGTGATGGCCAAGATGGGCCTCGCGCCGGGCAAGCGCATTCGCTCGACGTTTCGCGGCCACACCGTCAGCGAGCTTGACGGAACGAGTCAGGCCGAGATCATCACCATGGAGCACCGCATTTCGGGCAAGTCGGATGCCTGGAAGGGCGGCGACAAGAGCGGCTTCGAATACACGCTCAACTCGATCATCTACTATGAGCACACGGTCGATAGTCGGCTGCTGCACAAGATCGACCCGCAGAACTACGATTGCATCGTCGACGGCGTCAACATCTGGCAGGACGCGCGCCAGGCGCTCGGCATCGGGTTCTGATCATGGCCGTGCTCACGCTCAAACATCCGATCCAGGTCAATGGCCGGCCCTATGAGGTGCTCACCCTGAAACGGGCCGATGGCGGCGCGCTGCGGCTGCTCGATCGCAGCGGTGCGCTCGGCCTGATGGCCACCGTCGAAAAGCGGCGTGCAGAGGGTGCGTCAGGGCTCGACCTCCTTCCGATAGGTCTGTTCGACAAGCTGGCTCCGTTCTTCGCACGGATCGCCGGCGTCGACGAAGCGGTGATCGATGCGCTCGACATCGACGACTTCATGGCGTTGATGGACAAGCTGGAAGAGGTGATGCCCTCCGGCCCTTTAGCGTAGGCGAAAATTACGAACTGATGAGCGAGGCCATCGCGCTCGTCTATCACTTCCCGCCGAGCGAAATCGATGCGATGGAGCCGGACCGCTTCATGTTCTTTGCAAAGGCGGCTGACGCCCGCCTGAAGGCGCGCTGACCATGCCTCTCGTCTCGCTTATCGTCAGGCTTGTCGACGAGGTGTCCAGCGTGGCACCCAAAGTCGTCAACGCGGTCAAGGGCATCGAAGGAGCCGCGACCGCAGGCGCGCCGGCGGCGGAGAAGTTCGACAAAATCGGCACCAGCATCGCCGGCGTCGGCCTGGGCCTTGCGGGTTTGTGGGCCGCCTCCGTCAACCTCGGCAACAACCTGCAGGGCAACGTCAAACGCGGAGCCGCCTTCGAGGACATGCTCGAGGGCATCGCGCGCACCGGCGAGCTCGCGGACGGTCAGCTCGCCTCGCTGCGCGACACCATCCTCAAGCTCGGCCCGCAACTCGGCCGCACCCCGAGCCAGATCGGCGAGGTGGCGAACAGCCTGGTCGCCGCCGGTATCGCGCCGGACCGCGTCGAGAAGATGCTGGAGCCGATCGGGCGCGTCGCCGTGGCCACGCGCTCGGGGATCGCCGACATCTCCAAGGCCGCCCAGGCGATGTTTCAGAATCTGGAGATCGACGCCGACCGACTGGAGAGCACGTTCGACAAGGTCTGGCTGGCGGCGAAGCGCGGCAACTTCGAACTCAAGGACATGGCGCAATATCTCCCCGCGATCGCCGCGGCGGCGTCGTCGCGCGGGATGAAGGGAGAAGCGGCCGCGGTCGAGATCGCGGCCGCCGCACAGATCGTCCGCGAGGGCGCTGGTTCGCCCGGTCAGGCGGCGACCAACCTGAAAGACTTGTTGCTGAAAACCTCGGCCCCGCAGACCGTGAAAGCGTTCAGCAAGGTCGGCATCGACATCAAGGACGCGATCGAAAAAGGAATGGCCCAGGGCCAGAGTCCGCTCGAGACCGTTATCCTGCAGACCAAGAAGGCGCTGGCCGAGAACAGCGGCCTGACGGTCGGTGACCTGTTTCACGATCAGCAGGCCCAGCTCGCCCTCGCCAAGCTGATCGAGAAGTATGAGGAGTTCGTCAAAATCCGCCGCGAGGCGATGGCGGCGGGCGGCACCATCGGCACCGATTACGCCGCCATGAGCGAGACGGAACTGGCCGCGCTCAATCGGCTGGACGCGGCGATCGACGCCCGGCAGAAAAAATGGGCGAAAGCCAGTGCAGGCATGTCGATCTGGCGCAGCAACCTGCTGGCTGGATTGAACACGTGGGTGGGCAATCTGGCGGACCGCTTCCCGCGGCTGTCCCGGGCCATTGCCGGCGTGTCGATGGCGCTGGCCGATGTTGTGCCGATGGCGACCCAGCTGGGCCAGCCGCTGCTCGCGCTGGCATCGACGATGATGATCGGCAAGTTCCTCGGCCTCGGCAAGGTGGTGGGCGGCATCGGCCGGATTTTGCTGCTGGCGCTGTTGCCGCTGCGTTTCCTGGCCAGCGGGATCGGCCGGATGCTGGTCTCGCTCGCGACCACGCTGGGGCCAATGCTCTTTGGCGCCATCATGGCGCTCGGTCCCATCATCATGAAGGCCGTGGCCGGGCTGATCGCTTTGTTGAGCAACCCGATCGGCTGGGCGGTGCTGGCCGCAGCCGTGGCGGCGGCGCTGATCTATTATTTCCGCGAGCCGATCGCCGAAGGCTTCGCGCAGATCACGGAGTGGATCAAGACGAAGTGGGCGGAGCTCACCGCCTGGTTCAGCGGGATCGACGTGTCCGGCTTCTTCGCGGCCGGCAGCAAGATCATCACGTCGCTGTGGGAGGGGATGAAGTCGATCGCACAGCAACTGCTCGGCTGGGCGGGCGGTCTCGTCGGCAAGCTCAAATCCCTGTTCAGTTTCAGCGTCTCGCCCAGCGTCGGCGGCGCGCCGACGGGATCGACCGGCGGCGGTGCGCCGGTGCTGCAGAAGCAGTCGGCGGTGGGCGGCCTCACGCCCGCGCCGGGCCTCGCCCGGCAGGCCAACATGACCTTCAACAACAACTTCACCATCAGCGGCAGCGACAACCCGGAATCGGTGGCGCGCCGCATCGTCGCCGCGCTCGACCGCCAGCGTCAGGCCGGCATGTATGACGGAGCGCTGGCGTGAGCAGCATCATGATGGCGCTGGGGCCGTTCCGGTTTTCGATCGACAGCCAGATTCTGTTGCGCATCGAGCGCAGGTATCCGCTGCGCTACGCCGATCAGGATCTGATGGCGCGCGCGCCGGGATCGCAGTTCCTCGGTCCGGGGCTAGAAACCATTCAGCTCCCGTGCGTGGTCTATCCGCTGTTTTTGCCCGGCTCCGGCCTCTCGCAGATCGAGGATATGCGGCAGACTGCGGCGCGCGGCGAATCCCTGATGCTGGCCGCCGGCACCGGCCGCGTGCTCGGCCGCTACACCATCCGCAACGTCGACGACACCCGCGACCACATCATCGTCGGCGGCATCGCGCAAAAGATCGACGTCGTGATCGATATCGCCGCCGATACTCCGGTCGCCGGCGGTTCCGGCGCGTTCAGCCTGTTCGGGTGATGCGATGGCCAAGACGGTGACATCGGTCGAGGGCGACATGCTGGACGCGATGGTGTTTCGCGCCTGCGGCCGCACCGCCGGCGCGCTGGAGATCGTGCTCGACGCCAATCCCGCCGTCGCGCGGCAGCCGCTGGTGTTGCCGGCCGGCGTGACTGTGACGATCCCCGACGCCGCGCAGCAACTGCCGCAGCGCGCCGTGTTCAAGCTGTGGGAGTGACGGGCCGATGACGCCGGACTTCACCATCAGCGCTGACGGCCTCGACGTGACCGATCGTTTTTCCGGTCGCAAGATCGAGCTGGAGGTGGTGGATGCGCGCGGCACCGAAAGCGATTCCGCCGAGATCGGCATCTTCGATCCCGAAGCCATTGTGCAGCCGCCGCGGCGCGGCGCGGTGCTGTCGATCGCCATGGGCTATCGCGAGACCGGCCTGGTGCCGATGGGCTCGTTCAAGGTCGATCAGGTCCGTTTCAAGGGCTACCCCCACACCATCCGCATCACCGCCAACGCGGCCGACAACAAGAAGTCGCTGAAAGAACGGCGGACCAAGGACTACACCAACAAGACGTTGGGCGAGGTCGTCCAGGAGATCGCCGGCCGCCACGGCCTGCGGGGACAGGTCGCCGGCGATCTGGCGTCGATCAAGTTTCCGCTGCTGGCGGGCAGCGACCAGAGCTACATCGGCCAGCATGAAGAAAGTGATGAGGCCTTTCTGACGCGGGTGTCCGAAGGCCTCGGCGGCTTCATGGCCATCAAGGATGGCCAACTGCTGGTCGCGCGCGCCGGCGACGGCAAGAGCATGTCGGGAGCCAGCGGCATGATCGTGATCCGCCCGCAGATGCTGATCGACCGCGACGCCTATGAGGTCTCCTTCAAGGACAAGCCGATCCACGGCGAGGTCGAGGCCAGTTATTTCGACCGCGGCAAGGTCGCGCGCCAGCCGGTGACCGAGGGCGGCGGCGATGGCGGCGTGACATTCCGATTCCGCAACCCGTTTCCGAGCCGCAAGCAGGCCGAGGACGCGGCCAAGGGCAAGGTGCGCGAGCTGCAGCGCCACGAGGGATCGGCGACCTTCAATTGCTGGGGCGACGCCACGATCCGCGCCGAGATGGACCTAGTGGCCATGGGGATTCGCAGCGGCATCGACGGCGTGCCGTGGACCATCGAGCGGGTGACCCAGCGCATGGACAGCGGCAGCGGCTTCACCACCCGGATCGAGTGCGAGACCAAACCGAAATGAAGAAGCCTTCAAAGCCGGTTGAAAAGACCCCGCTGGAGATCGCGGCCATGGCGTGCTGCCACCGGGTCTATGGAGCCAAATGCCCGTGCGTGAATTCGCCGAGCGTCTGCCCGTCCATGCAGTCCGCCGCGCTCGCGGCCATCACGGCCGTTGACCCCGAGCTGGCGCGGCGGCTGATCAATCAGGCGGCCTCGTGATGGCCGGCCTCGACCGATTCCCCGCGCCGTCGCCGGTGGCGGGGGTGCAGCGCGTCAACGCTGCAGCCACGGGCCTCGTATGGAAGCGTGACCCGCACGACGAAGGAAGCCCTGATCGCCGTCCCGCCGCCGCTGCACAGAGCCTGCACAGCACGGTGAGAGGGCCTGATTTGGGCGCGGAAGAAAAGATGGTTGAAGGAGTTACCTACAGGCCGGTGGCGGCGCTGAAGCCTGCCGCCGGCTATATCGGCGGCAAGCGCGTGCTCGCCAAGGCGGTGATCGCGCAGATCGAGCGCATTCCCCACGAAGCCTATGCGGAGGTTTTTGTCGGCATGGGCGGGGTGTTTTTCCGCCGCCGTGAGGCCGCCTCGGCCGAGGTCATCAACGATCGCTCCGGCGACGTGGCGACCTTCTTCCGGGTGCTGCAGCGGCACTATCTTGCCTTCGTCGAGATGCTGCGCTGGCAGGTCGCCTCGCGCCGCGAGTTCGAGCGGCTGATGGCGACCGATCCGGCCACGCTGACCGACCTGGAGCGCGCGGCGCGATTCCTCTACGTCCAGCGGCTCGCCTTCGGAGGCAAGGTCGCCGGCCGGACCTTCGGCGTCAGCCCGGCACTCTCCAGCCGGTTCGATGTCACCAAGATCATTCCGATGCTGGAGGAGTTGCACGAGCGGCTGGCGGGCGTGGTGATCGAGAGCCTGGACTGGAGCGACTTCCTGCGGCGCTACGACCGACCGGGCACGCTGTTCTATCTCGATCCGCCGTATTGGGGCTCCGAGAAGGACTATGGCGACGGCTTCTCCCGGGCCGATTTCGAGCGCATGGCGGAGGCTTTAAGGGGCCTTCAAGGCCGCTTCATCCTGTCCATCAATGACGTTCCGGCCATCCGCAAGGCGTTCGCCGGCTTCACCATGAAGCCCGTGGGCGTGACCTATACCGTCGGCGTCGGCAAGGCGCGGAAAGCACGGGAGCTGATCATCACCGATCGAGGGAGGAAGTAGATGGAGAACGGCTTTAAAGCGCCAGCGGTCGAGCCGAGTGGAACACCTCCGTCGGGCGGGGGCGTCGGTCGCAATGCTGATAATCTGCCCCGGTCGATACACCGCTATCTATTCAACAAGGCGGCGCTGATCCGCGAGGCCAGCGCCGCATGCGTGGAGCATCCCGACGACGAGGCGAAGCGCCAGTACCTGCGCGGGCTCGCGGACGCCTGCCACGGAACTACAGACGCGGAAACCGCGCGGGCGATTCACGTCGAAGGAGCTGTGACAATGGCGGGTTGTTCCAGCGAGGCGCTAACACAAGATATAGGACGATTTGCCTATCTTGCGAATCAGGGGTTTGGTCGGGCATGGCCCGCTCAAACCACCCCGTCATTTTCATTGGCCGCGCCGAGTTCCGGCGGATGCCGATCCTGTCGCTCGCTTTCATCCAGGCGCAGGCACGCTTCTCCGTCGAGCGTGATCTGTCCAGCGAGCCGACGCTCCTATCCGGCGGTGACCGGAAGGCGCAGGGCAAGGCCCGCCAAGCCCAGCAATCGATGCTGCGGACGCCTCGGCGCGTTGAACGGAATTGGTGGCTGCCGGCCTATGGATGGCTCGACTGTACCTGTCCACGCTGCAAGAAAAGGATGCTCCTGGAGGAGATCGAGGAGGATGCGCAGGTCATCTGCGACCGCTGCCACAGACCCTTCTGGTAGACCGGAACGAACGCCTGCCGCTCGGGGCGTGGTTCCCGTGCCTTCTAGGAGGATGGCATGATCAGGTGCAATTGCTGCAGTGACCGTGGGGTCGTGGAGGCCATAACGGGGGAACCGCGCCCCTGCAGCCGATGCCGCCTCGATGCCTTCGATGCGTGGTATCTGGCTGCCAAGGAGGCCGATGGCCGACCTCGGTCAGGGGCGGATCAGGGGGTGACAAGTGAAGTTGCGCGGGGGTGACATTTGAATTTGCGCGCTACACGTCCTCGGTGACGTTGTAGGGATCCCAGCCGCCGGCGTCGCGCAGCACAGCGGTGCGGAAGTGGTTCGACGAACCGCCGAGCGGCAGCGGCATCCGGAAACGGGAGAAGCCCTGCAGGAAAGCATCGAACTGTCCGGCGTATTCCGCCGTGAACATGCGCGGCAGCCAGCCGTCGG